AAGCAGACTCAGCAGGAGGAACGGTTACCGTTTCTGCTGCTTTAGATATATTATTAATACAAAATAGACCTTATCCTGAATAAATATGGCAAGTAAAAAAGATCCAAGATTAGCAAGAGCAGGCGTTAGCGGTTTTAATAAACCTAAGCGTACTCCAAATCATCCAAAGAAATCACACATTGTAGTTGCCAAAGAGGGCGATAAGATTAAAACCATTAGGTTTGGTCAACAAGGCAAAAAGGTTGGCACGCTTTCAGGCACTGCTGGAGCACCAAAAAAAGGTGAGTCTGCTAGAATGAAAGCAAAGCGTAAGAGCTTCAAAGCTCGACACGGCAAGAATATTGCAAAAGGTAAAATGTCAGCTGCTTATTGGGCTGATAAGGTGAAGTGGTAATGGCTATACCCAAGAATGTAAAAAATCCAAGCCTTTACAATAAAGCTAAATCTAAAGCAAAAGCAAAGTTTGATGTTTACCCATCCGCTTATGCAAATGCTTGGATGGTTAAAGAATACAAAAAGATGGGCGGTCAATATAAGGCTCAAGGCGGAGAAATGAAAAAAAATTTAAAACCAGTTCCAACTGAAAACAAAGGATTATCAAAGCTACCAACAAATGTAAGAAACAAAATGGGTTTCATGCGTGATGGTGGGATCATGGTGCAAGGTCGTGGTTGTGGTGCAATGATGAACTCCAAGAGAAAGAAAACCAAGATAGTCTAATGGCTAAAACAAGTGGCGGTCTTACCAAATGGTTTTCTGAAAACTGGGTAGACATATCCGCACCTAAAAAGGGTGGTGGGTTTAAACAGTGTGGCAGACCATCAACAAAAAATGCAAAGCGTAAATATCCAAAATGCGTACCCGAAGCAAAGGCTAGATCAATGTCCGAATCTCAGATACAATCTGCTGTAAGGAGAAAAAGGGCTAAGAAACAGGGTGTTGGCGGAAAGCCAACAAATGTCAAGACCTTTGCGAGAAAGTGAAATTAATAAAAGTATTATCACCTCAACAATTATCCGTAGAGCTTAAAAAGTGGTCTAAAACTATCATTGAACAAAAAACCTTGCTATGTAATGGTTTACCCGTGTGTCCCTATGCTAAGAAATGCTGGGAAGAAAAAAGAGTTATAATAGAAAGCGGATGTGAACAAGATTGGACAGATCTAGTTGACAGAGTATTTGAAACCGATTGGAAAAAATACGATGTTTTAATTTACTGCGACTTTAATCTTGATGTCTCATGCGAAGCATTTGATGCTCGTATAGAAACCATGAATTTATTTCTTGCTAAGAAGAATTTGTGGGCAATGGGCTTTCACATTGAACATGATAGTAAAGGAACTATCGTAGATGACGACTTTGAGCCAGTTTATGATGAGCCTTACTTGATGGTTTTTGTACAACCACTAGACAAACTGAACGAAGCATCGTATCAGTTGGAAGAGCAAGGCTACTATAAATTTTGGGACAAAGATATTTTTTATGAGTTTGTAGAAAAGCGGAGACAAATACAAAATGAAACACGGAAAAAAAAGTAAAATGATGATGGCTGGCGGAAGAGCTGGTGTCAAAAAAATGATGGGCGGTGGTCGTGCTGGTATGAAGAAAATGAAAATGGGTGGCAGAGCTGGCGTTGTTAAAATGATGAATGGCGGAGATCCATTATCAAAAAGAGGCATTAAGATGGGCATGAGCATGTCTCCATCCAAGAATAAAGGCAAAGGTCTTTACGGTAAATAATAAATGGCTACATCTAATAGCAAAAACTTTGAGCCCGATGTAGTTGAGTTTATTGAAGAAGCATTTGAAAGATGCGGATTAGAACTCAGAACAGGGTACGATCTTAAGACGGCACAGAGAAGTCTTAATTTGCTATTAGCCGAGTGGGCAAACAGAGGTCTCAACCAATGGACAATAGCTCAAAAGTCATTAGCAATGGTTCAGAATACCGTTACTTATACTATTGATTCTATAGACTCAACTGCAACCATAGATGTGTTAGATGCTTACATTAGGCAGACCACAAGCGGATCTACGGTTGATTTGCCTTTAACAAGGATTAGCAGATCAGAATATGCAAATGTTCCTGATAAGTCATCTACTGGAAAACCAAATCAATATTTTGTTGATAAAGGATTGTCTCCCTCTATTACAGTTTATCCAGCACCTGATAAATCTAGCGAGTACACTGTTTACTTAAATGTATTATCAAGAATGGATGATGCGGATGCTGCTACCAATACATTAGAAATGCCATTTAGATTTTATCCGTGTTTAGCAGCGGGTTTAGCTTATTATCTATCATTAAAAAGAGCACCCGAAAGAACGGGATTACTCAAACAATTATATGAAGAAGAATTTCTCAGAGCTATGTCTCAAGACGAAGAAAGAGCTTCGTTTAGAATTAGCCCTGACTTAACAGGTTACAATGTTCCATAATGGCTCAATACGCAAAAGCAACAAAAGCATACGGTATATGTGACATAACTGGTTTCAGATACCGTCTGAGAGAAATGAAAAGGACTTGGGATGGTCTTTTAGTTGGACCTGATCAATGGTCACCTAAACATCCGCAATTAACACCCGTTAAGCAAGTACAAGATCCTCAAGCATTAAAAAATCCAAGACCACAAGAAAAAGACGACAATAATTCTTTTGTGGTTTATACAAATTACGGTGACGGAATTATTGGAACCGAATTGCAGACATATAAAATAACTTTAGGACTAGGATCCGTTACAATAACAACATCATGAGTTTTACTTACGGAACATTAAAAACAGCTATTCAAGATTATTTAGAATCAAGTGAAACTACTTTTGTGAATAACCTTGATAATTTTATTCAAGAATCTGAGGAACGAATATTTAAACTAGTTCAATTGCCTGAGCAAAGAAAAAATGTTACAGGTAATGTTTCAACATCAAATAGATTTTTAACAACCCCCACTGATTATTATGCACCATTCAGTTTAGCTGTCATAGATAGTGGCGTTTATCACTATTTAGAATTTAAACACCCATCTTTTTCAAAACAATTTCAAACATCTACTACAGCAACGGGCAGACCAAGATATTACACACAGTTTGACAACAACTCTTTTGAAGTAATACCAGTGCCTGATTCCGATTACACGGTAGAGCTTCATTACTTACACAAACCAGCATCATTAACAGCTGGAGCAGATGGTGGAACTACATTTTTATCCACAGAATATCCCGATGCACTTTTATATGGTGCTTTGGTTGAGGGAGCCGTATTTCTTAAAGAACCGCAAGCTGACATTGCATCCTTTGAAAATCGTTTCAAAGAAGCTATACTAAGAGCTAAGAACCTTTCCGAAGGTCGTTTAACGAGAGACGAATACAGATACGATAGTGTGAGGATAGATGTCAGTTAATGAAACCAATAAAATCTTTAGAAGGTAAGAAAGTTGCCATTATTGGCTTGGGTGGATCTCAGGTCGATTATGCAATTTCTATACAAAACTCAATAAAATACGATGAGACATGGTGTATTAATGCAGCAGGCTCTGTTTATCCATGCGATAGAGTATTTATGTTAGATCCAGCATCTAGGTTTTTAGACTCAGATGATGCTGGGCTTCAAACCGATGTTATGCGTAGATTTTTGCCTAAGTGCAAAGTTCCTATATATACATGCGAAAAAGACTCTAGGGTTCCAAATGCAGTGCTTTACCCGCTAGAAGAAGTCTGCAATGCAACCAAGTGTGCATACATGAACACTACTGTTGCCTTTACCATAGCTTTTGCTTATTGGTGTAAGGTTGGCAAGATAGATATGTTTGGCTTAGATTTCTCTTATTCTAAAAATTTACACGCTGCTGAGGCTGGCAGAGCATGTGTAGAATTTTGGATATCAAAATGTTTAGAAAATGGAATTGAGATTGGGTGTAGCCAAAAATCATCTTTATTAGATTCCGATGTACCAATTTATGAAAGATTATACGGTTATCATAGATTACCCGATCCTATGGTTGCGGTGCCACACGATGGCAAATGGTTGGTAACTAAATATTCAAACATGAAAAAAGCTATGCAGGAAAAGAAAATAAACTTGCAAGTAGAACCCGTCAAACCACCCGAGCCATACAAAGGATGAAACTAACCGAACAAACATTATTTAATTTAGGTAACATTGAAGTTCATACCACTAATAATAAAGGACACGATCCTGAATTTTGGGCTGAACAAGCGACCAATAGAATTTGCGGGATATCTGAAGAAGCCCCCGACCATGTGAGGCAACAAGCATTAGCGTTTAGAAAAAAAATATATGCTATTATATTGTCTTATATGAACAGTGCTATCCGTTCTAACAGAGTGACTATGTCTAACAAACTTAGAAGTCAGGGGCACGAAGATTTAGCTAAAATAATGAAGGAGTTATAAATGGCAATTACAAGTGCAATTTGTACAAGTTTTAAAGTGGAGCTTTTAAAAGGTGTTCACGATTTTACTAATGGAACTGGCGATACTTTTAATATAGCACTGTATGCTGGTGCTACCGCATCTCTTGGTGCTGGTACTACTGCATATACCACAACTGGAGAAGTTTCAGGAACTGGTTATTCAGCTAAAGGACAAGCGTTATCAAGTGTTACACCAACTTCAACAGGAACAACTGCGGTTTGTGACTTTGCAGACGAAACTTTTGCGACTGCAACTATTACTGCAAGTGGATGTTTAATATTTAACGACACGGAGGCTGGTGATCCAGCAGTTGCTGCTATTAGTTTTGGTGGTGCAAAAACATCTACAGCTGGTGACTTTACAATTGTTTTCCCTAGCCCAACAGCAACTGGTGCAATTATAAGACTTGCTTAACAGATAGCTTTACTACACCAAGCAAACTACAGCAATGTGGTAAACTTGGTGTTATTAATTAGGAA